AGTTTGGTATTGAGTTCGGAAACGCAGAGAAGATTATGATTGTCTCTGGCGACAAAGACTTCAAACAACTGCAACGCTATTGTAACGTCGAGCAATACGATCCTACTCGTAAGAAGTTCCTGACCTGTTCTGACCCAGAGGAATTCTTGATTGACCACGTTATTCGTGGCGATACCAGCGACGGTATTCCTAATGTCCTCTCTAAAGACGACTGTATGGTTACAGGAACTCGTCAGGGTGTTCTTTCGCAGAAGCGAATGGACTACTTTATGACCACTCCGTTCGAGCAACTCAAAGACGAAGAGAAGCGGAACTGGAAACGAAACGAACTTCTTATTGACCTAAATAATACACCGACCGAGATTAAAGAAAAGATTCTTGAAGTCTACGAATCGGAGGGTGGTAAGGATAATAGCAAATTATTCAATTACTTTATCAAATACAAACTTAAATTCCTAATGGAAAATATTTCGGACTTTTAACATGATGAAACGAATTTCACAAATCCTCGAGGAAGCAGCTGCGCTTCCCGATGTCCAATCCCGAGTAGACTATCTACACAAATACAATAGTGTTGTCCTACAAGGTGTCCTTAAAGTTATGTTCGACGAAGATATCAATTTAGATCTTCCTTCGGGCGAACCGCCATATAAACCAGCTACTCCAGAACAAGCGACTGATTTAGAAGAACGCTTGTATTCAGAGTGGAAGAAGATGTATCTTTTTCTTCCTGGAAACAACATCGCTAAGATTCGTCGCGAACAGCTATTCATTCAGTACCTCGAAGGATTACATCCCGAGGATGCAAAATTAATCCTTGCTATGAAGGAGCATCGTACACCGTGGAAACCGATGTCGGCTCATGTTGCTAGGAAGGCATATCCGCAGTTGTTTCCCAAGCAAGTTGCAGAAGATAATGCTGAAGCTGAAGGGAAAGCTAAGAAGTAAACTCTATGACTATAAAGCACGCGTCTTTTCACGAAAGAGAAGATAAGACAAGAAAGCCGAAACGTCCAAAACACCGCGACGATCGCAATTTGAGAAATGCCCTACGCTCTAATGATGTGAATGCATTGTTAGATATGACTGACGATTCGTTCAACGAGTTCCCAGAAATGTGGGATATCGGCGAAGAAGCTCCTGAGGAAATAACATGGAAATGATGGTTTTTGGTTTTATTCTTCTTGCTCTTTACGGATGGTACATGTATCTGCAAGGAAAGAACAAAGGCTTCAAAACAGGTGCACTCTCTGGCGCAGCTACTGCGTTGGTGCGCGCTATAATGTTAGAAAAGATCACGCGCGCAGAAGCAAAGAACATAATGCCTCTGTTAGATGATGCTACTATCGACGCTGTATTAGAAACGATGAAATCTCTCAATGCCAATCTACAACCTTAAAAATACAGAGACTGAAGAAGTCTTCGAAAAGTTTATGAAAATCTCCGAGATGGAAACATTCCTCTCGGAGAATCCTCACATCATACAGTGGCACGAAACGCCAGCATCATTCAGCTATAATGACACTAAGAAGCCAGAGTCTGGCTTCCGCGAAGTGCTACAAAAAATTCATTCTAAACATCACGGGAGTAAAATAAACACTTGGTAATGATTCCATAAACAAACATAACAAGGATCTTCAATGAAAAGAACCGCCAAAACAACAGCAAAGAAAGTAGTAAAGATTAACAGTTTGGGTTTAGAGTTAAGAGAAATCAATCCGATGACAGAAACCCAGAATATGGTGTTTCGCTCGTTTTATGATAACCACCTACTGCTACATGGAATTGCTGGTACAGGTAAAACATTTATTTCGTTATATCTTGCGTTAAAAGAAATGTTAGAATATGGTACATTCAAAAAGATCTATATTGTTAGAAGCGCAGTTCCAACGCGCGACGTTGGCTTTATGCCAGGAACATTAGATGAGAAACTAAGAGTTTATGAGCAACCCTATCGAGAAATTGTAAACAACCTGCTTTGCCGTGGTGATGCTTACGATATTCTCAAAAGTAAAAACGTAATAGAATTCATGTCAACCTCGTTCATTCGTGGTTTGACTATTGACAATGCAGTAGTGATTGTAGACGAGATCCAGAACCTTTCGTTCGCGGAACTTGACTCAGTTATCACTCGTGTAGGCGAAGGGACTAAGATTGTCTTTTGCGGTGACTTCCGCCAAACTGATTTGAAAAATGCAAAAGAAAAGAGCGGTATTCATGACTTCATGAGTATCTTAGATAAAATGAAAAAATTTGACCACATTGAGTTTTTAGAAACCGATATCGTACGATCTGGTTTGGTTCGCGATTATATTGTCACTAAGACGGAGATGGGTCTGGCATAGGACATACATGAAAAAGATTTTAATGGCAGCAATGCTCGCAGTATCCTCCCAGTCCGTCGCAGCGGATTGGGAACTTCTTCCCGACACGAAATACTGTATCGTTCGAAACGGTATTGACTGGGGCAACGACGTATCAGGTGAAACACGATTCGGTTGGTATGGAGATAAGATCTATCTCTCTGCCATCAACCCAGAGTGGGATATCAAAACCAGCAAGACGAATCCATTCGAAAGCGAAGCTGATGCTGACTTCGATGGCGCACGTGTTCCTGCGATAGTTTACTCTTCAGAATCACGCACTCTAATCGTAGAAATCGACGGAACGGACTTAAACATGCAGAGAGTCCTCCGCGCGAAAGCTATGCGGGTCTATCCGAAAGGTAGCAAAGAAATGGTGTTTGGTTTTGAACTGGACAACATGATTCAGGCAGCAGAACTTGTTGCTCTGTGTTATGGTGAAATTAAAGCGTGATAATCAAAAACAGAATAAATGAGTTTGTAATCCCGAGTATCGAGCAAATCAATGCTGATGGGAAACGAACTTATCTGACTCCGTCGGGGAAAAGCTATCCTTCCCTGACGGGTGTCACTGGATTGCTTGGTCGCGATGGAATCAAAGCGTGGCGAGCCAGAGTAGGCGAAGCCGAAGCTAATCGAGTATCACGTATGGCTTCCAGCCGTGGTACTTCGATGCATACCCTCGCAGAGCACTATATCCTAGACGACACAGAGGGATTCGCCCACGTATCGCGAAAGGCGATGCCCGACGCTCTCGTAATGTTCAATTCTCTGAAAAAGGTTCTAGACGGCAATCTAGAGGAAATCCTAGCAGTAGAAGCAAAGCTGTGGTCAGACGATCTTCAAGTTGCTGGTACAGTCGACTGCATAGGAAAGTATATGGCTAAATATGCGGTGATGGACTGGAAAACGTCCCGCAAAGAAAAGTCAAAAGAATACATAACCAACTACTTTTGCCAAGGTGCTGGTTATGCTAAAATGTGGGAAGAGAGAACTGGTATGAAAATCGACCATATTCTCATCTTCATCGCCACAGAAGAAACTGGAAAGACCCATGTATATCATGCGTATGTTGACGACTACATCAACCAGCTTAGAGAACTTAGGGAACAATTCAGACATGAGAATAAGTATTAAGGGTGGCACAGAAGAGCAAAAGCTACACGCAAAACAATTCTGCAAGTTCTTCGCTAAGAAGTTCTTCAAAGACGAATTGTCGAAACTTATTTCCGTCAAAATAGACCATAATCCTTACAATGATAACGATCTTGCGGATTGTGTCTGGACTGACGAAGAAACCCCACCAAAGAAGTTCCACATACAGTTATTCTTACCAGAAGAAATATCTCTGGTGAATTATCTGAGAACAATTGCACACGAAATGGTGCATATCAAACAATTCGCGAAAGGCGAACTGAGACAACTCCCAAGCACAAACAACGAAATCTGCAAATGGCATGGCGCGCGATACGAGTGGGAAATGCACTACTGGGATCGTCCGTGGGAGATTGAAGCGCATGGACGCGAAAAAGGGCTGGTAATCGATTATGGCAAAGCCCATAACATGGGAACCTCCCTGCAAAGCCTGTTCTAATAGGCTCTGCATTCTTTTACTTTACACCCGAAATAGGGTATAATATATGTACTGGTAAAGCCAGTGTTTTAACTATTTCTAATATAATGAGGATACACAATGAGTAAGAATACTAACTCGAAAAAAGAAACCGTTCTTAATGCACTAATGAATGGTAAGACTCTCACCACCGCTCAATTGACCAACAGCTACAAAGTCAATTCTGCTTCTGAAGTCATTCGTCAACTTCGTTCTGAAGGTTATTCGATCTATACCAACACCGACAGCAATGGCAAAGTCAGCTACCGTCTTGGTACTCCTAGCCGTCGTATGATTGCAGCTGCTTACAATGCTTGTGGTTCGGCATTGTTCCAACGCAACTAATCTTAACGGTTGTTAATGAAACGGGGAGGTCAAACTCCCCGTTTTGTATAAGTATTATTTCGTCCAACTAAAAAGGAAATGCGATGACTTTTATGAAGAAATCGGTTATCTTTGCTGTAGTATTAGCAAGTCTAACTGTAATAAATCAACGAAGTGCTGAAGCAAAACCATTAGATAATGACAACCATAGTCTGTTTCAAGAACTAACCCCAACCTTTCCAATTACCAACCCAGTCAAATCTAAACCAATCAAAGCACTATCCGAAAGCGACATTCGCTGCCTAGAAGCAGTGGTCTATAATGAAACTCGAGGAAACAAAGCACAAGGTGCTATTCTCGTGGGAGCGACCGTATTTAATCGTGCGAATAGCAGATATTATCCCAATACCATCTGTGGTGTAGCGTATCAAAAAGCACAATTTACAAACATCCGCAAAGTGCAACCGCATCACATAAACAAACAAACAAGAGATGTCGTTCAAGAAATTATTGAGCGATACTACAACGGTACATTGAACAAAGCTGTTATGTACTTCCACAATACAACCGTGGTGCCTAAATGGTCTCACAAAAAGAAGCGCGTTGCAAAAGTAGGAGCGCACATTTTCTATGCTAGATAAACTTGAA